AGATCAACAACGGGTTATTCAAGTTTTTCTTAAACAACTCAATGTTAAATCATTGAACGGTCTAAAAGGAAAAAGGTGTCAAAGTATGGATCTGTCTGCGGCGACGGACCGACTCCCAGTGAAGTTACAAGCCCAAATCCTAAATTTATTAGGTTATGATGGAAGTCTTTGACTTCGTATCTTGGAACGTGACTGGTACCTTGAAGGAAAACTTATACGATATAGTGTAGGTCAACCAATGGGTGCTTATTCAAGTTTTGCGATGTTAGCTTTAACACACCATGTTATTGTTCATATTGCTGCCATTAGATCTAGGGTGTCAATCTCCAAGGTACCATATATGGTTCTTGGTGATGACGGTGCTATGGCTGATCAAAGAGTTGCCAAATCTTATAAAGAGATTTTCTCCTATTTAGGTATGGAGATAAATCCTATTAAGGGGTTTGACGGAACTGTTCTTGAGTTTGCTAAGCAACTCTGAAGTATCAATGGTTACAACCTCAGTCCTTTAGGTCCAAAAAACATTATGCTCGCAATGAGATTTGTTGAATTTCTTCCTGCAGTTCTCTACGAATTATGGATTAAACGCTTTCCTATTTCCCTTAATATTAAGAAGAAACTGTTAGATGTTCAAAGTAAGATCGCTGAACAAAAGCTTATTCAAGCAATTGAATTCGTTAAATCACAGGGAAGTAACGCTGCAAATTATACTTATAACATTGAAACAGGCTCCCTAAAGAGCTTTGGAAAAGAGTCAGTTGTTGGTCGTGATGGTAAACATTATACTCCCTTAACAAACATGACTGAACCGGTCTTAATTGGTTCTTCAGGTTTGTCAGTGTGAAATCCTACTCTTAAGGAGCAAGTTTCATTGGAGATGTTACATCAAGGTAAACAATTGCCCAAAAATTCAAAGAGAATTGAAGAATTGGTTCATAAAATCCCACTTTTATCCGGGGAATCTTTGTTCAAACTCATTAGTAGTATATTCTTTTATACTGGTAATAAGTCCAAAGCAAAGAAAGCACTACTCATCGGTAAGTATCCTAATAATAAAGATAAAAAGGATTTTATTGATGTATCGATAAAAGTAAAATTGAGAGTATTAATGGCTATTGGTCCTAAAAGTGGTCTTTGATATCCTAATCCAAATATTGTACATTTACCATGGGTTTCCGATGTAACTTTTTATCAGAGAATGTTTCTTCAATGTATTTATACATGATTTTACAAATTCGATAAGAATTTTTCATTTGAGACTTTTGGTACATGATTATTAATCAAAATTAAAAATCATGATCAACAACTTATTAGAGTAATTGATAAGTTCATGTTTGCATTTAGGGATTTAAGACTATGGTGTGTGCAAGCTATGTACATTCCTCTGACCTTTGTAGTTGATTTCTCCAGTAAAAATTCTAGAATTCCTCCTGTACATAACTGGATCACTCCATTCACTATGTGAGGTTTCCCATCTCTTATATTGATTTATGAAGGTTTAAAAGCCTTCAGGAAAGTTATATCAAAATGTCTATTAGTCCTTAAGTTTTATGTACTAAATTTCATTTACCATTGTCAGATTGACCTTGATAAATACCGAAATGAAAATCTTATTACTTATGTTCTTCTGATAGCATTACTTTCACTATTCGGTATACAGATTCATTTTCTACTGTTCTCGGGGTTCTTAGTTGGATCATTGATCCTTCTAGTGACCTGAAAACCGGTTAGATTATGAGTCCGATCGAAGATCTATCTCTCTCCAGAATATGGTTTACCAGGTTTAAATGTTATTGAAGACAAAACTTCAACAGCATATGATCCTTTTGAATCTTCCTTAACTACCCTTAAAAAGGTAACTTCGGATAAGAAACTTGAGGAAAGTAGTGCTTGGCGTAACATAATTTGGTTACTTAGAGAGAAGAAAAGCGTTAGACAACTGCTAGAAAGACAGAAAGAAGCCAAGCTTAAGCTTAACAAGTCGAGTAAAGTTAGTGGAAGAGGTAAGGATCCTAGGCTCAAACCCGATCGGATTTTACCCACTAAGAAATAGTCAGCGTTAGCCTTCTAGTTCATGTGTATGATAAGCGATCTTGGTGATCTCCAGGATAAATATACATTCTTTTGAACTCTCCTATCTATTATCAAGATAGTAGC